GAAGCTGAAATGGATGAATGCGATCAGGCTAATGTTTTGAGTGATTTTTATCTGGGCCTTGCGATCAGGCATAGCGGATTGGGAGCCGGTGAAAACAGTGAATCAAGAAAAACCTGCATAAAATGCGGTGAACCGATACCTTACGCAAGGCAAAAAGCCGTGCCGGGCTGCATGCTGTGTATAAGATGTCAGGCGGAATTGGAGAGATAGTGGATATCAATTATCAGGCTTTATCGTTTTGGGCATTCCTCGGACAGTGGGTTTTTAACCTGGCAATAGGATACACAGTATGGATCAGCCGAAGCAGACTCGCACTTAAAAAGAGGATTGATGAAATGGAGTTGACATTAACGGAGGTGCGTTCCGAATTAGATCATCAGCCCAGCCAGCATCAGTTTAGGGAGCTGAATGATTCAATAGGCAGATTAAACGGCAACATTAAAAAACTTGAGGGCAGATTTGAGGGAGTAAACAGGGCAGTAGATTTGATAAACGAATTTCTGATTAAGGAAGGAGCCAGAAGATAATGGAGTTTAGCGAGCTGGTTGACAGTGACAGAAGGCTGGTAATTCTTCGCGCCCTGGAAGAGGATGCAGGGTATTCGCTTAATGAATCCGTGATTCAGTCCGTTCTGGAGGCCCTGGGGCACAATGTAAGCCGGGACAGGGTGAGAACAGACCTTGTATGGCTGAAAGAACAGGGACTTTTAACAATAGAAGAGGTCGTGAAGGTTTATGTTGCCACTATTACCGCACGCGGTGCGGACGTGGTTCATGGCCGGGCTACCGTGCCCGGCGTAAAACGACCCAGCCCCAGGAACCGCTGATGGGACAGCAATCAAAAATAGACCGGCTGCCGGAGGCCATGCGGACACAGCTTAATGATTATCTGCGTGATCCGGCAATTACCCAGAAAGAGGCCACGGCCCGGATGAATATGCTTCTGGAAGAGATCGGGCACCCGGAAAAGCTGGATAAGTCGACAGTTAACCGGTACTCGCTGAAGATGGAAAAAATAGGCGAACGGCTCAGGCACTCCCGTGAGATAGCAAAAATGTGGATAGGCAAACTGGGGGCCGAACCACAGGGAGAGGTCGGGAAACTATTAAACGAAATGGTGAGAAACCTGGCCTTTGAGGCGGCTGTGAACGTTGCAGACAGCGGAGAGGTTATAGAACCTAAGATGCTTAAGGATCTGGCGCTTGCGGTTCAGAGGCTTGAAAAGGCAGCAAAGGACAATACCGAGACCGAAAGAAAGATTAGGGATGAATCCAAAAAGGAGGCTGCCCAGGCAGTGGAAAAGGAAGCCAAACGCCAGGGGGCAAGCGCTGCGACAATTGATAAACTTCGTGAGGCTATTATGAGCGAGATTAGCTAATGAAATCTGTGCTTCTGCCATATCAGATTGCCTGGATAAACGACCGGTCCCCTGTAAAGGCCATTGAAAAAAGCAGGCGAATCGGCCTTTCATACTGTGAGGCGTCGGATGCGGTTCTGCATGCCTCCGATGCAGACAGAGGCGCGAATGTCTACTATATCTCTTATGATAAAGAGATGACATCCGGGTTTATTCAGGACTGCGCCACATGGGCCAAAGCGTTTCATGTTGCTGCAGGTGAGGTGGGCGAGGAGATACTCACACGTGATGACGGCAGGGACATACACGTTTTTGACATCAAGTTTGCCAGCGGACACCATATTCAGACATTTTCCAGCAACCCAAGGAATTTAAGGAGCAAAGGACGTCCGGGCGAATGGCTGATAATCGATGAGGCCGCGTTTGTGGATGACCTGGCCGAACTGCTTAAGGCCGCAATGGCCATGACCATGTGGGGCGGCACTATACATATATTAAGCACACACAATGGCGATGACAACCCGTTCAATCTTTTAATCCAGGACGCCAGGGCGGAAAAGGCGGATTGTTCCGTGCACCGGGTTACTCTTGATGATGCGCTCAAGGCAGGACTTTATAAACGGATCTGCGAGGTATCCGCCCAGGAATGGAGCCCTGAAGCCGAATACAAATGGCGGAAATCGTTAATAAAAAGATATCACCCAAATGAAGATGAAGAGCTTTTTGCCATTCCGGCATTTGGCGGAGGCACTTATCTTCCCAGGGAGCTTATTTCTGTCTGTATGGTGGACGGGCCCCTTCTTAGATTCGATGGAACCAGATCATTTAACCTGGCGCCGGAACCTGTGCGCGCTGCGGAAATGAAAGACTGGATCGAGGATATGCTGGAACCTGAGCTCCGCAAACTGGATAAAAAGCGGCGCCACGTATTTGGAATGGACTTTGCCCGCAAGGGCGACATGAGCGATATCGTTCCTCTGGAAATAGGCGAAACCCTTCGCAAACGCTGGCCGTTTCTGATTGAACTGCACAATGTGCCCTATAAACAGCAGGAACAGGTTGTGCTTGCCCTGGGGAACGGCCTGCCACGGTTTGGCGGGTGCGCCATAGATGCCGGAGGCAACGGAGGGTACATAGCCGAAGCCGCCACAGACGCCTGGGGAACGAGCATGGTTGATTCGGTCCAATTCACGGAAGGCTTTTACCGGGAAGAGTTCCCCAAATACAAGGCCGGGTTTGAAGACCGGATGACAACAATTATCCGGCATGACGATGTTTTGGAGGACCACAGGGCAATTAAACTGGTTCGCGGCGTTCCCAGGCTTCCGGACAGCAAAACAGACAAAAAGGGCCAACGGCACGGAGACAGCGCCATTGCCGGGCTTTTGGCAGATTATCGCAGCAGGCGGGATGTTGCCGAGATGCCTGACATCATCACCTCCGGGGTCAGGACAATCCCTGAACAGATTGCCGGTTATCATGGAACTGTTAATTACGGGTGTTATTAGAGGATGGGGTAAAAGGATGAAACTCTGGATCAATGAGAATAAATTTATAGATCTTAACGATAAAGAGGTGCTGACACTGGAACAGGCGCCGCGAACCCGGTCTATAGACTGGATGGGATATTACGGCTACCTGCCCGATCCTGATCTTATCCTGAACAAACTGGGCCAGGATATGTCCATCTACCGGCAGCTCCTCTCCGATGCCCATGTGTGGAGCTGCTATGAGAGCCGGACGGCAGGCACCCTGTCGCAGAAATGGAAGATAGACCTGCCGGCAGAAGGGGGATACGCACGGCCCAACAAACAGGCATATGACCTGGTCCAGCAGGTTATGAAGAGACTGGACGTGCGGCAGATAACTGAAGACATGCTGCAGGCAATATTTTTCGGCATGAGCCCGATAGAGGTGATGTGGCAAAAAAGTTCGGTATGGCTGCCTGGTCGCGTCGAAGGGAAACCGCCTGAGTGGTTCAGGTTCAGCGAATCCAATAATTTGAGATTTATGTCGTGCGATAATATGATCACGGGCGAGCCGGTTGGCGAATATAAGTTTCTCCTTCCCAGGCATCATGCGAGCTATCAGAATCCGTATGGAGAACGGGTGTTAAGCCGTTGTTTCTGGCCGATTGCGTTCAAGAAAGGCGGGTTCAAGTTCTGGGCTATCTTTACCGAAAAATACGGTATGCCTCATCTGGTCGGAAAGGTTCCCAGAGGAACCGGCGAAACCGAGAGGGCAGCCCTGTTATCCAGGCTTGTCAGCATGGTCCAGGACGCGGTTGCTGTGATAAATGATGATGAG